AATGGAAGCACCTAAACAAACAGCAGACCTGATAGGTTCGATAGGTGTTAGGTCTATAATAGAAGCAGGCGATCATTTTAAAATGAACTGTCCTTTAGATGGTGAATATAAATATGGAGGGAACTGGAGTGAAACACATTAATAAATTCTGTCATGGCTGTAATCAAGACAAGCCTATTAACGATTATTATAAAAATAAATCTATGGAAGATGGTATGGATGGATGTTGTAAAATTTGTAGAAGTAGTTATAATAACAAAAATAATATTAAATACCATCCTGAATCCAACCCTAAAGAAAATGCTAAAAACATGTATGTGAATGGTAAATATGTACCAAGAAAACATCCCTTATATAAAGCAGGGAGGTTTAAAACTTTTGAAGGTGCAGCCTTTGCTTCTTTAGAAGGTTATGCTAACACAACAGAAGGATATGTTTACATTATTAATAATCCCTGTTGGGATGGTTGGGTAAAGGTTGGCATGGCAATAGATGCTGAAGATAGGTGTAAACAATATCAAACATCTAGTCCTTTTAGAGATTATAAGTTGTGTTACCTTAAACATTTTGAAGATAGAAAAATTGCAGAACAGTTAGCACATAAAGAACTTAAAAAAATTACAGATATATATAACGGAGAATGGTTTAAAACATCTGTAAAGGAAGCTAAGAAAACTATAGGGGCATTATGAAAAAGAAAAAGTTAGATACTTTAGTAGATGACATCTATAGTAAGCTCTCTGTACTAGGAGAAGGCAAACAATTAGATGTATCTGAGAAAGATTTAGATGAGCTTGGCGAGTCTATTAAGACTGCATTAAAGAATTGGGCTCACCCTGAACCTAGGAACAGCACCGAAACTTTAAGAATGTCAAATATAGGTAGGCCCACAAGACAGCTATGGTATGATTTAAACTCTAAAGAAAGTAACATACCTATCTCTCCTCCCACCTTTATCAAATTTCTATATGGTCACATCTTGGAAGAGGTTGTCTTGTTCCTGGTTAGGTTGGCAGGGCATAAGGTAGATGATGAACAAAGGAATGTATCTGTTAAAGGTGTTAAAGGCCACATGGATTGTACTATTGATGGAGAAGTTGTTGATGTTAAGACTGCTTCAGGTTATGCTTTTAAAAAGTTCCGAGATGGTACGTTGGCAGAGCAAGACCCCTTTGGTTATATGTCGCAACTCGCAGGATACGAGGAAGCTATGGGTACAAATAGTGGTGGGTTCCTTGCCCTTAATAAAGAAACAGGAGAACTTGCCCTTTTTAGACCTGAAGACCTTGACAAACCTAATATAAAGACTAAAATAAGTAAAGTAAGGAAGGCTTTAAAATCTTCTGAACCCCCTGAAAAATGCTACGATTCTATACCTGATGGTGTCTCAGGCAATATGAAGCTACCTCGTGAATGTTTTTATTGTAGACATAAGTATGAGTGCCATAAAGATACAAATAGTGGTAAGGGTTTGCGTGTTTTTGATTATGCTAAAGGTCTAGCATATTTTACAACAGTTGTAAAAGAACCTAAAGTAAAGGAGATTACTAATGAATGGAAGAAAAGCCAAGAAAATAAGAAGACACTCAAATCAACTGGTGCTTGAGTGGTTAAAGACTATGCTAACGGAAGATGAAGCTAAGAAACTTAACCCTAAGAACATGGATAAGTACATGCCAGAGCAGACTCACTTCTTTGCTAATCGCAGTTTTTATTTATCTGCTTATACTCCTCGTTGGTTTCAACAAAGAATTAAACGAATTATTAGAAAGAATAAAAAAGCTATCAAAGATATTACGCTCCAGGAAATAGAACATGCGTGAAGATATTAAGCTTGAAGGAATAGGACTAGCAGAACTTATCATGGTTACAGGTGGTTTTATTTTTGCAGGGAATACATTAGAAGAAATAGACACAGATGTTATTATGAAGTTGATGGAGTTAGCTGAAGACGAATTAGAATATCGTGCTACAGGAATACCTAAAGATACACAGATACATTAAGGAGAGAAATGGAATACAAGTTTAATGAAGATGAATACTTAATTGAATCTCAGGAGTATATTGATGCAACTTATGAGGAGCATTATGCTAAGAATAAATATCAGGCAACCGATGTTATTATTGATGCAGGTCATGGGTTAGGTTTTTGTTTGGGAAATATTTTTAAATATACTAAACGCTATGGATTGAAGAATGGTTATTCTCGTAGTGATCTGTTAAAGATTTTACATTACACTATCATAGCATTGTATGTACATGATAGGGAGATCGGAAATGTTGACTGATAAAGTAGGAAACAAAGCGTACTTAGGAATTGAAATTAATTATGATAAGGAGTCTAAGCTAGATAAGTTTAGTTTAGATACATTACAAGATAGATATTTATGGGAGGAAGAAACTCATGCTCAAGAAGCTTTTGCAAGGGCTGCTGTATTTGGAGCAACGTATAAAGGAGAAACTGATTTTGGTCTTGCCCAAAGACTATATCAGTATTCATCTGATTGTTGGTTTATGTTTAGTACCCCTATACTTTCTAACGGAGGAACGACTCGTGGTTTACCTATTAGCTGCTTTCTCAATTACGTACCTGATAGTAGGCGTGGTTTATCTGATCATTATGACGAGAACATCTGGTTGGCAAGTTCAGGTGGAGGTATCGGTGGATATTGGGGAGATGTTCGCAGTAATGGTGTTGCAACTCGCCACGGTTCTCGTTCTACTGGATCAATTCCATTCATGCACGTAGTAGATTCTGAGATGCTTGCCTTCAATCAAGGTGTTACCAGACGAGGAAGTTATGCGGCTTACTCAAATATAGACCATCCAGAAATTGAAGAGTTTATTAACATGCGTAGGGAATCTGGTGGTGATATAAATAGGAAGTGTTTAAACATTCACAATGCAGTTAATATAACTGATGAATTTTTAAAGGCTGTCCGTAAAAGTGAAGAGTGGCGATTGATTGATCCTAAGTCAGGAGAAGCGGTAAAAACAGTTAGTGCTAGAGATTTGTGGTGGCAACTATTAAATGCCAGAGCCGAGACAGGTGAACCCTACATGATTAACATTGATAGGTGTAATGAGTTCTTACCACAAGGACAAAAAGATTTAGGTTTAAAAATTAATCAAAGTAATTTATGTTCCGAGATAGTATTACCTACTAATGAAGAACGAACTGCTGTGTGTTGTTTATCTAGTGTCAACTTAGAACATTTTGATAAGTGGAAGAAGAAGGAACAATTCATAGACGATTTAATAACTATGCTCGATAATGTATTAGAACATTTTATCGAAGCGATTGTAGATACTTCAGGACTAGGTGGCTACAATGCAAACTTTAAGAGGTTTAAAAATTATGTTAAAAAAGAAAAAGAAGGAATGGTCAAAGCGGCTTATTCGGCTTACCGAGAGAGGTCGTTGGGGCTTGGAGCGATGGGCTTTCATGCTTATCTCCAAAGTAAAGGGCTTCCGTTCCAAGGCTTACAGTCAACTAGTAATAACCATGTCATGTTTTCGCACATCAAAAGCAAAGCTTCGAAAGCTACCGAGAGACTTGCTGAAGAACGTGGGGAAGCTCCTGATGTACATGGCAGCAATCAGCGTAATGCTCATTTGTTGGCTATCGCTCCTAATGCCAGTTCTAGTATTATATGTGGTGGAACTTCCCCTAGTATTGAACCATTTCGTGCTAACTCGTTTACGCACAAGACGCTCTCAGGCAGCTACCAAGTAAGAAACAAATACTTGGAAAAGGTATTGAAGAAGAAAGGACTGAATGTAACAGAAAGAGAAAAGGTATGGAAAGATATAACAGGAACTAATGGTTCTGTGCAACACTTAGATATATTAGACGAAGACGAGAAGGAGATATTTAAAACTGCTCCAGAGATCAATCAGATATATCTAGTGGAACATGCACACATGCGACAGGAATATATTTGTCAGAGTCAAAGTGTTAATCTTTTCTTTACCATGCCTAAAGCTACTGAGCCACAGGAAGTGCATGATGATTACCTACAGTATGTTAATGATGTACATTGGTATGCTATGAATAAACTTAAATCTTTGTATTACTTTAGATCGAATGCAGCTAGGTCTGTTGAGAATGTAAATATAAAAATACCAAGAGTTAAGTTAGAAGATGTTGAATGTTTAAGTTGTGAAGGTTGATATGGAATTTGATGCAGAAGAAGTAAACTTACAGGTACATAATTTACCTGCTGTTATTATGCTGGAATGTGAGTTACCTAAGAAGATAATAAAAGATTTGAATACTTATCTAGATGTTTATAAAAAAGATAAAGATAGAAAGTCTCTTTCACATACTCTGGTTGGACAGATACATCAAGGCGAACAGTTATTAATGGACCACAACGATAAACTATTAGAAGACTATTATAAATTCATTACGGCTATGGGAGTGATTTATTTACAAGCTTTTGGTGATACAACAGGACATCACTTTAACAATAAAATTGTGGATATAGATGAACTGTGGTCAGTTCACAGTTATGAAGGAGACTATAATCCTATACATGATCATGGTACTAAGACACTTACAGGTATATCTACTACGACATGGACTAAAGTACCTAAACAGATTGGTAAGTTGGGAGAACATCAGCAAAGTAATGAAGGGTTGTATTCATTGTACGGAGCGTCAGGAGCTTGTGATGGCTTCCTAGCTTTCACTTATGGGCGTAATGAAATTATGAACTCTCAACGATTAAGACCACCACAATCAGCTTCAATACAACCAATAGTGGGTAGACAATTAATGTTCCCATCGTGGATGCAACACATGGTCTATCCTTTCTTTGGTAAGGGAGAGAGAAGAACTGTGGCAGCTAACTTAAATG